GATGGCACATTCCACGTTGACGGAGGTACTGCCAAGTCTCTCGTTAAGTCAGGAGACTTTGCTGTGGCTGGAATTAACTTTAGAAACGCTAGTGGTTACAGGTGCGACGCTTGTAACTTTGTCAGCCTGTACCGCGACAAGTGCGGTAAGTGTGGTTGCACCGAACTCACCCCAGAAGAGGAATAAATGTCAATCGTAGCCCCATTTGTTTACTCCGGTGGAATGGTCGAACCATACGTCTCACTCTCTGAGGTCAAGTTCAGTCCTACGGCTTCTGCCATTGACTTTACTAACCTTATTGAAAACGCTTCACAGGCAGTACAAGACCGCGCACTATCTGAGCTAATTGTTCGTGCATCGTCTAAGGCTGACAGCTACACAATGGGAGTCTACGGATCACTATGCGCCACCTCTAACACAGAGAATGGTCGCTACTACATGAACCGTGCAGGGCAGATTGTTATCAACCCCTACTTCACACCTATCCTTGCTGTGCAGTCGTTCTCGGCTGGATGGGGGCCAGGTGACGGACTACAGCCAATTACTCTCTCTACGTCTAACTGCGCCATTGAGCGCACACAGTTCATCATTACTAGCCAATCCACTATGGGTCTTTACTTTGGCAACCTCGGTATTGTTGGCGGCAATATGCAGTCCGGTACAGAAATCTTCTGCCAATGGACTTATGTAAACGGCTGGGCTAATTCTTTTACCAACGCAACGTCAAACGCTGGCGCTACAACTATCAGCGTAAACAACGTAACTGGAATCTTCCCAGGGCAAAACCTAACTATCTGGGATGGCCAAAAGGATGAGTACGTTCAGGTTTCCCCTTCATGGGTTCCAGGTGTAACCACTTTGACATTTACAAACCCATTGAAGTACGCACACGGATCAGGTGTAAACATCTCAGCTCTACCTGCTTCTGTAAAGCAAGCGGTAATTCACTTTGTTGTTGCTCTAATAAAGGAGCGCGGTCAGGGTGGTCTTGTCCTAAACGAAATAGGCGAGCCAACAGCAGTGTCATCAAGCACCGAAAGTTCGGCAACGGATGAAATGCAGGGTTTCAAACTTCTAGATGGCTTTAAGTCAATTTGGAGCCGTGCATAATGTCACGCGCCACAGTACGAGCCGCTATTGCTTCGTACTTGACAAACGCTGGTGTTACCAACTTGTCAAGCGTCAAGCAGTTCCCAGCAAAACTAACACCAGAGGGCGACTTCTTTGAGGGTGAAGACCCAGGACACAGTTCTGGCGCAATCATCTTTCTTTACATTGAGAACCAAGCAGAGAACCGTATTGCTTTAGGTGGCCCTCATCATGGTCGCAAAGTTATTGACTACTCGTTCATTCTCGACTGCTACCTACGCTCTACGCACGCTAAGTCAGAAGACGCAGGGTTTGACAACGAAGAGTTCTTAGATTCTTTGGTTACCGCAATCCGCGCAGACCGTAACGCTGGCGCACCTAACATCATTTTTCAATGGGGAGAAGGCGCAAACGGCGCAGCTGGTGGGCCAGACATTGACATCACTTCTTATTACCCACGCCAAATTAACGGCAAAGCATCAGCAACGCAAGTGACTTCGGTTGTCCGAGTTCACGTTGTTGAAATTATAGATTCTTGACAATTAGGAGCATTATGGCTAACTACACATACACAGACGCAACTGCCAGGGTGTACCCTGACATTGAACACAACGGATCTACACTCGAAGCTCTACCAGGTCAAATCTATGCACTAGACGCTGACCCTGGTGATGGTCGTTGGGAATCAACCCAAGCCAAGCCAAAAGCCCCTGTAACACCGCCAGAAGCCCCTGTAGAGGCCGACAGCACAGAATCAGAATCAACCCCAACCACTAACTAAGGAGCGCCTCAGATGGCCTTTTTATCCGCCAATAGCTATATGGGTCTTGTCGTTGAAGCGACACGAGGAACCCTACCTACAGGAGGAACACCGGTTTACATTCCGGTAACGTCTCCACAGGTAACGCCAATGCAGACATTCCTGCGTGACGAAGCGTTCCGAGGCTCACCAACTGTCGTTTACGACCAAGTTCAGGGTGTACGTCACGACGAGTACGACGCTAAGTTCTACCTCTTTGCTGACACATTCGGCACACTTGCTAAGTCAATTCTTGGTGGCACTGACACTGTAACTGGCTCAACCTATTACACGCACAACATCAAGCTTCTTAACAACGCCGCTATCGGTTCACAGCCACAGTCATACTCAATCTTTGACTTTGACGGTGCTAACCAATTCGTCATGACAGGCGCACAGGCTGACAGCCTTGCAATTACCTTCGGTGCAGAAGCAGCAGCAGACGCAACAGTTAAGTTCATGGCTAACCCATACACTTCATACACAAGCGCACCTGCTCCGTTCACAAGCCTTTCATTGTCAACTGAACACCTTATTCCTGCTTGGGATACTGTTATCACAGTGAGCGGAATCAACTCAGGCGCAGCTCTTACCTACATTCAGACTGGTGAATTGACCCTTGCTCGCAAGACTGCACCTATCTTCACAATGGGTACACAGGCTCCGCTTGTTAACTTTGCTGGCCCTATCGAAGTATCAGGTAAGTTCACAGCCGTTGTAAACACAAACGCAGACGCTTGGTCAACTGGATCATCAGCCGAGGCGCTTACACGCTCACCACAGGTAGTCACAATTACTATGACTGACCCTAACGACATAACATCAGGAACAAATCACAGCATTGCTTTCACAATGACTTCTGTTCAGTTCCACGATGTAAAGCGCACACGCGGCAAGGAATACACCGAAGTAGAATTGTCATTCACTGCAAACGCAAACGCAACCGACGCTACGACTGGTTACTCACCTGTCTCGGCTACGATTGTAAACGCCACCGCAACTCCATACTAAATAACCCAAAGGGGATGAAATGCCAGCAGTAAACCTTCCAAACAATCAGTCAGCCATCTTGTATTCGCGTGACGAAATCTCCGAGCGTACAGCTCGCAGTATCTCTCGTGCGTACATGAAGGCGGCTGGTTCGGCAGCGAAACTAACTAACCTCGGATTTGATGAGGCTAAGCCTGAAACATGGACTGTCTTTGCTGACATTTCAGATGAGGACAGAGATGCTCTCGATGGCTACCAGGCTGCACTTATTGTTGGTCTAGTCAAGTCATGGTCATACGGCGATTTGCCTACTAACGACTCTGCGCTCGACCTGCCTAAGCCTGTCTTTGAGGCATTGGCTGAGGCTTGCGCTACTGAGTTCAACAGCACAACGGACTTCTCGCCAGACATTGACCCAAAAGCCCCTACCGCCGACTAGCGCGGCTGGAGGCATCACTCAGAGGTAGAGACTCTGATGTTGACATAGAGGTTGTAAATCTTTTTCGTGAGTACCAGTTTCGCAAGACATTTGGTGGATCACACGAAGACTTCATGAATCAACCACGACAAATTACAGACTGGCTTACCGCCATTGACAACACTATGAACGAGGTTCAGCGTGGCTGAGATTATTATTTCAGGCATTAGCGATTTTGACAAGGCTCTAAAAGCAGACATTGCCAAAGCAGACGCAGCAGCTCAAAACATAGTGGTAAAGGGCGCACTTATTATTGAGCGCAAAGCCAAAGAAGAGTTCCGCGCTCGACCTTCAGGGTCACAAACAGTTTCTAAGTCTGGTCGTGTTTATTACAAAGGCGCTCCTAAATACCCTGCTGTACCACCTAAGCCGACACAACGCTCAGGAAACCTTCGCAACTCAATCAAAACTCAACAGGTCAAATCTTTGGGTCTAGGTCGCTGGCAATCAGACACCGGCCCATCAGTTAAATACGCAGGATTTGTTGAGTACGGAACATCAAGGTCGCGTGAGTTTCCTTACATGACCCCAGGCGTAAAGAATAGCAACGAAGAAATCAACCGAATCGCTCAGGAGGAGTGGCGTTTAGCCCAAGAATAATGGCACTACTACCTCCTGTTATAGCAACACTCATAGCTGATACCAAAGAATACCAAGCCAAGATGACCGAAGCGCAAGCCAAGATGGCTGCGTTTGGTAAAGAAACAATGTCAACTAGCGAGAAGATGAAGGCCTTTGGGTCTAAGGCTGCCTCTGCTGTTATTGGTGTTGGCGCTGCACTTGGTGTTTATGCAGTTCACGAAGCGTACAAGTTTCAAGAAGCGCTAGACAAAGTTCAAAATCAGGCTGGTCTTACTGTCAAACAGACAGAAGAACTTGGTAAGTCAATTCAAAAAATCTCCAACGTAACAGGCGTTACTAATGAGAAACTTCTTGAGGCTTCACTTATTACAAAACAAGCAGGACTCAGCGCGGCTGCTGCAACCGACTTATTAACTGCCTCTGCTAAAGCATCAGTCATAACCAACTCTTCGGTTGTTGATGTTACAAAAGCAATAGTCGCAGCTCAGACTTTGCAGATTACTAAGGGCATGGAAATTGCCGACCTTACAGGAGTTCTGGTCAAAGGATCATACGCTTTTGTAGGTGGACTCCAAGCCGAAGAAGCAATGCTCTCTGGCAAGATTGGTGTATCACTTGCCAAGTACGGACTTGGACTCAAGGCCATTATCCCACTTGGTGCAGAGTTTGCAAAGATTGGACTTCCTACAAAGTCTATTGTTGCGTTCACTAAGTCTCTTGGACTTATTACTGCTCCTATTAAAGACGCTAAGGGTAACTTTACCGCGTACGCAAAGTCTCTAACAAGTCTTGGACTAGATCAAGAAAAACTTGCTTCATCTATGCGCTCTGGCGACATTGTTGGTTTGTTTACTCAAATCAAATCCGCAGCAGGTGGCAACGCTTCCAAAGAAGGAATACTTGCCTCGGCTGTATTCGGCACTGCTGGGTCAGGCGCGGCTCTTGCAATTCTAAAAGACTATAACGCATACCTTAAAGAATCTAAAAACCTATCTGGTGCTGGTGCTGGAACTCTTGGCACAGGGTTCTCTGAAGCACTAAAGCAAATTGGCCCTCAACTAAATGTTGTAAAGTCTAACTTTAATAACTTAATGATTAACGCAGGTAAATTACTTCTCCCTACTGTTGCAAAGATTGCTAGTTGGGCAAGTGGTTTTGCTTCAGAACTTAACAAGAACAAAGCACTAAGGGATGTTCTAGGTGTTGGCGCAGGAGCCGCATTTGGACTTGCAGTTGCAACTAAAATACAAAAGGGTATTCAGTCAATCATGGGGCTATTTGGCAAAGGCGCACAAGTTGCTGCTACAAATGCCAACACCGCAGCTCTCGAAGCCAACACTATCGCTCTAGGTGGTAAGGCAGCAGGTGTGGGTGCGCTTGCCTCTGGCGCTAGTTTTGCTAAAAATGCTTCTAAGTTTGTTCCTGCCGTTGCGATAAGTGCAGCCGCCGTTGCAGCATTAGAATACTTTGGATCACGTGGCCCTAAAACCACATCTTCTTACGGCAGAGTGGAATCCTATCTCCAAAAGCCCTCTGGCAAAACCACAGTAAACTTAACTCTTCACAGTCGTTCGGCAAAGAGTGGTAGATAATGGCAGACTTCAATTCAACCGAGAATCAAGACTGGAACATAACGCTAGACCTCGGTATCATTGCCGAAGACCTAGCCAAAGACCCTGCGTTCATTGCCGCAATCTCTAAAGAGGTTCGCAATCAAATGACTAAAGACGTGCGCTGGATGGGCAACCTATTCGCTAAGTGGGCTTCTACAAACCCACCTGCAAAGCCGACTAGGAATCGTTCACAATGACGCTTGCTTCGCTTCCTACTCTGTTGGTAGAAATTGCGTTCAACCCTACGGACATTCAGAGCCTTACTCAAACTTGGACTGACGTAACGCCTTACGTTCTAAACCTAAATACCAAAGCAGGTCGCCAGCACTTTCTTGACCGCGTAGAAGCTGGAACGCTGAACATTAACGTCAGCAACCGCAACGGTTTCTTTCTCAACGGATCAGTCAACGGTACTGGTTATGTGATTCAACCTCGCATCCCTATTAGGGTGACTGCAACGTGGAGTGGCACACCCTACCCAATCTTTTTTGGAATCATTGACGACGTAGAAGAAAAGATTACTGACCAACTAAACAGCGACCTGTCTATCAGGGCAACCGACTTGATTAAGTTCTTGTCGCTTCGCTACATGGCCTCGTCTAACTTTTGGAATCAGTACGCATACAGCGCAAGTGCAACAGACTGGTATCGCTTTACAGCTCCTACCTCTGTAGTTTGCACCAGCGCGGTTAACGCAAGTGGAACAGTTACTTATCAGGGCATTAACAACTTTTCAGTAGGCCAACAAGTATTTGTCAATAACTTTGGTGGCACTGGAACCTGCAACACATCTACTGGCCCAGGCACAGTATCTTCGGCATCAAGTTCTCAGTTTGTTCTTACCGGAATTGGTGGAACGTCTGGCGCTTCATCGGGAACTGGATCAGCGTACCTTGCCACCCTTTCTAATGGCATTGCATCAGCAAACACTGGATACGCCGGATACGGAGTTGTTACCTTCCCACCTAACGGTGCAATGGTTTACAGTAACGACGGATGCCTTGACTTAGGAAATGGACAGGGCGCAGCTTCGGGTGTTGCCGTTCTACCTGGTCACAC